CATGCAGGCGGAACCTGCTTTGCTGACCAAGAGCTAACAAGAGAGCAAGCAATCTTAGAAGTAGATCGCCTAGCTCAAGAATTACATAACTCAAAGATTGAAAACGACAAGTTAAGAAATGCAGCTAGTCAGCTTGTTAATCAACTTGAATTGGCGAAAGAGCAGAACCTAAAGAACGGTAATGATCAGCGAGTTTTTGCTTTGAAGTTCTGTATCCATGAAATCAAGAAAGCGATGGGGTGACCAATGACCACATTCAAAGAGGCTCAAAGGGTCCAGTCACAAAAGGCAGCTCGTTCTAAGCGATTTAATAGAGTGCCTACAGAAGATCAAGAACAGATGACGCTCATGAGTTGGGCGCATCGTGTGAAATATGGGTCAGGTCGTTTGAGTGATTACTTATTCCATATTCCTAATGGTGGCTCAAGAAACATAATTGAAGCTGCAAAGTTCAAGAAGTTGGGCGTGAAGGCTGGTGTTCCAGACCTTCAGTTAATTGTTCCAAATGGTGAGGTGCACGGGCTTTGGATTGAGTTGAAGTCAAAGAAAGGGAAGTTACAACCAAGTCAAAGGCTCATGATTCAACGCTTAGAAGAACAAGGTTACATGTGCAAAGTCTGCTTCGGTGCAGATGAAGCCATAGATGAAATTAAAAAGTACTTAATGATTTAGGGTGACGGTATGAATGCGGCAATAAATCACATTATGCAAACAACGGACTGGACTAAATACAGTCTAGAAGAATGGCTTTATCAATTTGGGGCTTGGATGTACTCAAATTCTGGAACTTGTGGGAAGAGCATAAACCCGATTGCTGTCGCTATGGATCAGGCTGCTAAGAAGCGCAAGCAGGAGGTGAAAGGTAAAGAGCAGATCATGGCTGATTGGCTGTGTTCAGATGATCCAGTTATCCCTAAAGGTCGTGGGCGTATAACATGTGAAATCACAGACAATGAAGCGCGTGCAGTTCAACGCCTTATCCTAGATATGCAAGGGCAATCAGAAGTGTTAGATGGTTGGCTTGAAATGGTGATATTTCGCTACTGCTATTCAATGCCCTTATCTAGACTTGTCACGCCATATGCAACGCTAATGGATGTTAAGTTTGACATTAAGTGTGGATTAGCAGCTATGCATGCTAGATACCCATTTATTGCTTACAAATCAAAAATAGCTTCATGATTATTGACGTGACGTCACTAATGTTATATATTCATGGTACAGTGGTGCGAAGTGTAAGTAAGTGTCACTGATCTTAAAGAAGCTCGCCAAACGGTGGGCTTTTTTGTTGTCTATAAAAAGACAATTACCCTGCTGGAGTGCTGACCAGTGGAACATGCCTTCGAGTAAACCTCCTTCGGGAATTCAGACTAGGGAGTAGCGCCCCGACCTAAAGAGGATTGAAAGCAAGTAAAGCAGACCGTGCATGTTAGGTGTGTGTGATTGTGAGTAGCGGTAGATCAGTTGCCGAGCTGGTCAATATCGTAATCTAAGGCAAGGGTGTGGCAATTCGCCATGCCATTTTTTAATGCGTCATTAGCTCAACTGGTAGAGCATCGGTCTCCAAAATCGGTGGTGTGGGTTCGAGTCCTGCATGGCGTGCCAATGGTTCTGTAGCTCAATGGTAGAGCAGCGAGCTTATACCTCGTAACGACAGATAATCGGCTGATGCTGGTTCGAATCCAGCCAGAACCACCAATTAATTTAGAGAAGCAATTTATACTGTTATAGTGGACCGGGGATTCCCAGTCGGTTGCTTCATTTAAGTTAATACAGGTGTTTGATATGGACACAGTAGAAATAAGAAAAAATATCGACATGTACTCGTCAGAATTAAACAAGTATCAAAGTCTGTCTCGTCAATTGCTCACTCGTGATGAAATGATTTTAGTTGATCGGAAGATTGTGCAGTTTAAAGAACGCATTAAGAATTTAAGAGTGGTACTTGATGCGCGACAGTAAACGTTTAGCAGCGATTAGAAAGTTGCCATGCGTTATGTGTGGTAGAACACCAGTGGATGCTGCTCACAGTAATCAATCAGCACATAACAAAGGGTTGGGCATAAAGGCGAGTGATGAGTTCACAATCCCTTTGTGCAGAAATCATCATGTGGAATACGACCAATTTCAAAAGATGAATAGATCAGAGTCGGTCGAATGGTTCGGCAAGATGCTAGAAAAGACGGAAAGGATGTTGAGTCTTAAAGATGAAGAAACATTTTAAGGGTTTCGTTTTTAACGTATCCCTTTGAGCTATTCGGAAATTCCTAATAATTGAGGCGAATATGAAACAGTGGCTAAAAGACTTCACGCACAATTGCATTGTGCATCCACTTATGATGTTTATTCCGAAAAAGTGGGCAAACGAGTTGCATGACCGAAATGCAGATTGGTGTTGGGGAAAAGAAAATCATTTTGATGAACTAACATTGGAAAATAAAAAGTGATTGATGAGGTGAGCATGAAAACAGCAGTGTTCACAATCAAAGACCACTCAGACATAACTAAAACAATGTCTTATCTGCATACAAACTACACCAAAGCTAATTTTGAGAATAAGCCGCTTGTTGTTGAGATTAGGCCATTTGATGGTGATAGATCAAAGGCGCAAAATAGGCTTTATTGGAAGTTCTTATCTCAGTGGTCGAAACACCAAGGCACAGATAAAGACTCGGAACATTTATTCTTTAAGAAGAAGTTTCTTGCGCGAATATATGATCGTGATGATGTAGGTCAATACAAAGCAACTTTTGCAGCAGTTAGAAAACTCAAAGAAGAGCAGCACTCAATGTATCAGCAAGTCGCTGATGGATTGAATGAACTGATTAGCACAACAGATGCATCGATTGCTCAATTCACTGAATACTTAAACGACATACATGCATTTTGCTTGAAGCAAGGGTGTTATTTGGAAACCCCTGATGATTTGATGTATGCGATAGATAATTAAAAGGTGGGAGTTATGAAAAGACCTTATCCGCCTGAACAAGATAGTCCTTATGCAGATGATGAAGACCTAATTGATAGTGGTGGTCTACTTCATTTTGAGCCTGCTAATAATGATTTATGGCCTTGGATAGAAGAGACCTTCTTGTGTGAGTGGGGCAAACTTCACAATCCAGACCATGAGCACCTTTTAAGCTTTCAACCTCCTGAAATTTCATTCTTATGGGCATATGCTAAATGTGAGGCAAAAGATAAACGAGTATTTGGTCAAACTGAGAAAGTGATGATTAATGTAGGAGGGTGGCGTAAACAGCGTCAGGAACTGCAATTGATTAATTGGTTTGGTGATATTCCAAAATACATAATTACTCTGGATGCTCGTGTATGTCAGGTCATGAGTGATGCAGACTTTTGTGCTTTAGTTGAACATGAGCTTTATCACATCGGACATAAGAAGAATAAAGATTCTGGAGAGTTTGAATATACATCTGTAGGTGAACCTAGGTTGTATTTACGTGGGCATGATGTCGAAGAGTTCCATGGTGTAGTTCAGCGTTATGGCGCATCAGAAGAAGTTCAGAAAATGGTTAATCTTGCGAATGAAGGTCCAACTATATCTAGAGCCAACATTGCTCATGCATGTGGTACATGTTTATTAAAACTTGCGTAGGAGAAGTCTTTACGTAGCTATACAAAGAGGTGGTTATGGCAAAACTCACTGAACCTATGAAAATCTTTATAGTTCAAAGTCTTGCTTGTTTTGAAACACCTCAACAAGTCGCTGATTCTGTAAAGAATAATTTCAAGGTTGAGATCGAAAGAATGCAGTGTGCAAATTACGATCCAACTAAGCCAACTGGCGAGAAGATGAGTCAAAAATTAAAAGACTTGTTTTACAGAACCCGTGAAGATTTTAAAAAAAATATCGAAGATATTCCGATTGCAAATAAAGCATTTCATTTTAAAGAACTGCAAAAGATGTATGACGATTGGGGCAAAAATAAAGTCATGCGGCAAAACGTGCTTAAACAAGCACAAGGATTGTTAGCGTCAGGTAAAAGTGCTGGTTCAAGTGGATTGTCTGAGAAGGAACAAATAGAACTTGAAATTAAGAAGCTTGAGCTTGAAGAAATTAAACGCCGAGTCAATCCACCTAAAGAGAAGCCACCAGAAGAAGATTACCGCCTTGATCTAAAACCAGACGAGGAATTGCCACATGAACCTATCCTTTAGTCCTGAAGGCGCAGTAGAACTAACACCTAAACAGGCAAATATTTATGTTTGGGGATGGCAGCCAGAAGCACGTTTTAGAGATGCAGTATGTGGTAGACGGTTTGGTAAAACATTCTTGGCAAAAGCAGAGATGCGTAGAGCCGCTAGATTGGCTCAAAAGTGGAATGTATCTGTAGAGGATGAAATCTGGTACGCAGCGCCTACATTTAAGCAGGCTAAGCGCGTATTTTGGAAGAGATTAAAACAAGCAATACCACCTTCTTGGCGCTTTGGTAAGCCTAACGAAACTGAATGCACAATCACTTTGAAGAGTGGTCATGTGATTCGTGTTGTTGGTTTGGATAACTATGATGACCTTCGTGGATCTGGTTTATTTTTCTTAATTATTGATGAATGGGCTGATTGTAAGTGGGCAGCATGGGAAGAAGTGCTTCGCCCGATGCTTTCTACCTGTAAATATATTGTTAATGGTGTTCAAAGGGTCGGTGGGAATGTACTTAGAATTGGCACCCCAAAAGGTTACAACCATTGCTATGACACTTGGATGGATGGTCAGGATGGTAGAGAGCCAGATCATAAAAGTTGGATTTACACATCATTGCAAGGTGGGAATATTCCAGCGAGTGAGATTGATGTTGCTCGTCGTAAAATGGATCCTAAGACATTTCGACAAGAATACGAAGCAAGCTTTGAAACCTACCAAGGTGTTATTTACTACTGTTTTGAACGTGCCTTTAACTGCACAGAAAGGGTCATAAAAGAAGGTGATGTACTTCATGTCGGCATGGACTTTAACGTGCAGAAAATGGCAGCAGTTGTCTACGTTCGAGATGGTGAAGAGCTTTATGCAGTGGGTGAGTTTAAGGACCTTTTCGATACGCCAGCAATGATAGAGGCAGTCAAAGCCAAGCATCCAGACCATGAGATTATTGTTTACCCAGATGCTTCAGGTGATAACCGCAAATCCAGCAATGCAAGCGAGACGGATATTGCACTACTCAAGAAAGCTGGGTTCAAGGTTCAAGTTAATAGCAAAAACCCTGCTGTTAAGGATCGTATCAACTCAATGAATAGTCGATTGTGCAATACATTTGGCGAAAGACGTTTGTATGTGAATCTTAAGCAGTGTCCTGAGTTTGCAAGAAGCCTTGAGCGTCAAATCTATGATGTAAATGGTCAGCCAGATAAAAAAGCAGGATTTGACCATCTGAATGATGCTGGAACTTATCCAGTTGCATATATGTTCCCATTGAATAAAGCAGTTATTGGTGAGACTCCAATTTATGGATTATTGTAGGTGAATTATGACAGTTAGTACTGTTCATCCGGATTATGCAAAGGCAATGCCGGATTGGGAATTTATGGATTATGCCTTGGGTGGGGAACGTTGTGTAAAAGAGCAGGGTGAAAAGCTTTTACCAAAGTCCCAAGGCATGATAATGGCTGAAGAAGTAGATCCAAAAAATAAATGCATCTATGAAGCGTTCAAACAACGCGCAGAATATCCTGAGTGGGTGCGTGATTCTAAAAGAGCAATGATTGGTCTAGTGTCAAAACTTGAGCCAGATATCAATATTGTAGATTCACGGTTAAAACCATTGATTGAGCAGGCCACAACAGATGGGTTTGGCTTAAAGCAATTATTCCTTCGAGTAGTAGAGGCTCAGTTGTCTTATGCACGTTGCGCTTTGATGCTTGATTTCGACGATTCAGGTAAGCCATACATTGCGTTGTATTGGGCAAAAGATGGTATTAACTGGAAAGAAAAGACAGTTGCAGGGCGAACAGACTTAACACTCTCAGTTTTTAAAGAAGCTCATGATAATTCCGAAGATGAATTTGCTCACAATAAAGAGTGCTTTTACCGAGCTCTTGATATTATTGACGGCAAATACAGATCAAGATTATTTACTGATGATAATACAGTAATTGAAGAAACATATCCGGGCTTAGGTAATAAGACACTTTCGTTTATTCCTGTTGTTTACGTTGGCAGTATGAATAATACGCCTTCAATTGACGAAATGCCTTTAATGACAATGGCTAAGGCGGCTATCAAGTATTACCAGTTAAGTGCTGAATATTTCCAAGAGTTGCATTTAACTAGTCATCCTCAACCTTGGGTTTCAGGTGTTGATGAAGATAAGCCTTTGCGTGTGACGGGTCCAATGGCTGCATGGCAATTACCACAAGGTGGGCAATGCGGATATCTCGAAATTCAAGGTGTAGGAATAGAAGCTAAACGCACTGCAATGCGTGACCAAAAGAATGCAGCTTTAGAAGCTGGTGCTCGCGTTATGGATATTGGTGGGACTGAGTCAGGGGAAGCGCGCAAAGCTCGTCAAGATGACCAGTATTCGACATTGTATGGGATGGTTATTACAGCCGCTGAAGCAATTGAACAGGTCATTAAGTATGGCGCATTGTGGTTAGGGCTTAGTGATAAAGATTACCGTTTTAATGTTAAGCCTGACTTTGGCTCATTAGGTTTTGATGTAAATCTTGCTAAACAGCTCTATGAGGCTGTATTGGGGAATAAAATCTCAATGGAAACCTATTGGGATTATATTCGAACAGGAAAAATCCCAGATATTGAATATTCCCAAGAACTGGAGCGCATTGAAACCGAAATGACTAACAGTCCTATGACTGGATATGTTGCAGGGGTGGCTAATGGCAACGCAGATGTCACAACAGGCGCTACTTGATGCTCTAGTATCACATCAAGCTTACCTTTACCGGCTCTCATCTACTGAAATTAACAATCTCTTAATTCAGTTTGATTCACTCTCAAATGAGATGATCTCAAAGTTAAGAGATTTATTAGATGACTTGAGTGACGCTGAAAAAACGGCATTAATGGCAGGACAATACACAACGCCTGCTTTGAAAGAAGTTAGAACATTAGTTCAGACTTGGCAGGCAAATGTTGCAGCAGGATTGCTTGAGAGCTTCACAGTAAGCGCAACAGCGTTGGCAGTATACGAAGCTACATATCAGGCTAAAACCCTCGCTAATCGCAAAATAGAGCCAAACAGCAAGACACTATTCAACAAGGCAAAGAAAACGCCTTTAAGTGGTGGTGTACTGCTTGATTCTATTTTTGCGCGAATTGCTGATGATGCTCGTGTGAGAGTTGAGCAAACTATTCGGGATGGCCTATCGCAGGGTCAGACAAACCAGCAGATTGTTCAGCGGATTAAGGGTAAGAAAGCACTTAATTACCAAGATGGCTTGCTTGATCAGAGTAGAAACCAGATTTCTACAATGGTTCGAACGGCTCGAAGTCATGTTTCTAATGTTGCCTTGAATGAAACGTATCAATCCATAGGTGTTGAATATGTAAAGTTCATTGCAACACTGGATAGTCGTACTTCTAAAATCTGCATGGGTTATTCAGACAAGGTTTACAAGAAAGATGAACCTCATCCGGTGCCGCCACTTCACCCGAATTGTAGATCGATTCTAATTCCTGTATCTGATGAGTCAGGCAAAACGATTGGGATGCGGCCATTCAACAATAAAGTGAATGGTGAAGGCGAAATAGGTGTTGTGGATTCAAATACAACTTTCAAAGGTTGGTTTGATAAACAGGATGCAGCTTTCCAAAAGTCTTGGCTTGGGCCTACAAGATACAAACTATTCAAAGAGGGTAAATACTCTCTGGATAAGTTTGTAGACCCCTTAACGGGTCAACCATTCACGCTTGCTGAACTCAAAAAGCTTGATGAAGAAATGTTTAAGAGGTTGGGATTATGAGTGAGTCAAGACATTTAGTGCTAAAGCGTCACCCTACTTTGAAAGGTTATCTGGTTATTTGTGATGAAGAAACTGGACAACCTCTAGCTGGACAAAAAGCAGTACAGATGAATTCTGATGCCTTAAATGGACCCGCAACAATTACTGTAACTTTTGAAGCATATGGTGCTCATGGTGTTCGCTTAGTGAGTGATGAACCAAGGCCGACTAAAACAAAGCAAATGTAGCGAAAGGTACTACAAATGTCTGAAAAGCAAATCAATATGTCGGATGCTCAATATATTCTGAGCACAAAATTAATTCTGGTGCCATTTCTTCAAATTAAGATTTCAAGAGCCATGGCAATTTATGGTTTTACTTTTGAAAGATTAAAAGCAATTGCACTCATCAATTAGAACTTAATTTTTAACCTTAGCGCCTTCGGGTGCTTTTTTATTGCCTGAAGCAAAGCCAAAGGCTCAATCAATTAAATCCGCAAGGCGGTATCTCTAGGAGATTTTAGATGTCTGAATTTTTAAAACGCCAATTAATGTCTTTACAAAATCAAGCTGGTGCAGATGGGGGTGAAGGTGGTTCTGGTGGGCAAGGCTCAACAACCATTAATTTTGAAGATCCCGCAATCAAAGCACAGTTAGACCAATACGTTGAACAACATGTTTCTGGACTTAAAGCTAAAAACAATGAGCTTCTTGGTAAGAATAAATCCTTATCTGATGAGCTGACCAATTTTAAAGGTCAATTTGAAGGTCTGGACATTGATGCAGTTAAAGGGTTGCTTCAAAAAGCTGGACAAGACGAAGAAACGAAATTGCTTGCTGAGGGCAAGATTGACGAAGTATTCGGAAAACGTACCGAGCGTTTGAAAGCTGAACATCAGAAGTTGTTTGATGCTGAAAAGGCGAGAGCTGACAAAGCGGAAGCATATGCAAATAAATTTAAGCAATCTGTAGTCAAAGGTCAAATTGCACAAGCATTTAGTGCTGCACAAGGACTACCAGAAGCGACAGACGACATTACAGCACTCGCTTTATCTAAGTTTTCCTTGGATGAAAACGGCAATGCTGTAGCGATCGATGCAAATGGTGACGTAATTATTGGTAAAGATGGCAAAACCCCACTTACTCCTAAAGAGTGGATTGAAGATATTCGTGAATCAAAACCTTACTTCTTCCCAAAACCTAATGGTGCTGGTGGTCAAGGCGGGAACAATTCAGGCAGCAAAAACACAATTAAACGTAGTGAGTTCGATGCAATGAACCCTACAGAAAAAGCTAACTATATCCGCAAAGGCGGCAATGTAATTGATTAATGGAGCTAATAAATGGCTAACACTTTAACTGGCCTAACGGTCACTATTTTTAATGCGCTTGATGTTGTTTCTCGTGAATTAACTGGTTTTATTCCAGCAGTTTCATCTGACATGACATATAACCGCGCTGCTAAAGGACAAACTGTAACTTCACCAGTGGCGCCTGCGGCAACTGCAACAGATATTAATCCTGGTGTAACACCTCCTAATGATGGCGATCAAAACATTGGTAAGGTTGATATGACCATTACTAAAGCTCGTCGAGTTCCAGTTCGCTGGAATGGTGAAGAAAAGCTTGCACTTGATAATAACGGGGCATCTTACAACACAATTCTTCGCGATCAATTCGCTCAAGCTATGCGTACATTGGCAAATGAAGTTGAAGCGGATGTTGCAGGTTTAGCAATTGGCGCTTCTCGAGCAGTCGGTACAGCAGGCACTACGCCTTTTGCAACCAACTTGAAGGACAGTGCTCTAGCACTTAAAGCTCTTCAAGATAACGGTGCACCAAAAGGTGATTTGCAGTTAGTAATTGATACTACTGCGGGTGCTAACATGCGAACTCTTGGTCAATTAACCAAAGCAAATGAAGCTAATGACGATTCGTTGTTACGTCGTGGTGTGCTTTTAGATGTGCATGGTTTTGCTATCCGTGAATCTGCACAAGTGGTTACTCCTGCATCTGGCACAGGTGCAAGTGCGACTACGAATGCGGCAGGCTATGCAGTTGGTGCAACTGCTATTACGCTTGCAAGTGCTGGTACAGGGACAATCGTTGCTGGTGATGTGATTACCTTCGCTGGTGACACTAATCAATATGTAGTTGTTGGTGGTGATACTGATGTTTCTAATGGTGGAACTATCACACTTGCAAAGCCGGGCTTGCGTAAAGCAATTCCAGCAGCTGCAACTGCAATTACTGTAGCGCCCACTTCAACTCGCAACTTGGCGTTTGCTCGATCTGCGATTGCATTGGCGACACGTATTCCTGCACTTCCAGAAGGTGGTGACTCAGCTGATGACCGTATGATCGTAACTGATCCTGTTAGCGGTTTATCTTTTGAAATCGCCATTTACCGTCAATACCGCCAAGTGCAATACGAAGTATCGCTTGCTTGGGGTTGTGCAATGGTTAAACCAGAGCATTCAATCATCTTGCTTGGTTAATGACTTGGGGCTTCGGCCCCATTCTTTTTGGAGAATAAAATGTCTAAGACAGTAAAAATTAAACCAAGCCATGAATCACAAGGCGAGTTCGTAATTATCTCTGTAGATCAATTCAATCCATCGGAACATGAGTTGATTGAAGGTGAATCACTACCAATTGATGAGAGTGAAGTTACTAATGATGCGCTTGTCCCTGTAGAGCAATTTGATGAATTGGCTAACAAACTGGTTATCTCAGAAGAACAGCTTTTGACTGCAAAAGAAGAATTAATGGCTTTCAAAAATGATGTGCCAGCTATGAAAGCACGAATTGCAGAGTTGCAAGGCGATGACACTCCAGTTGGCGCAACAAATGAAAATCAGAATCCATCAACAGAAAATACTGGCGATGCACAGGCAAGCGGTCCAAAAGCGCCTGCTAAAAACAACAAGCAATCAAAAGATCAGGAATAAGTCATGATTGAATACATTACCGTGGCAGATATCGATGCAAAACTTGGTAACGATTGGGCAGGCAGCGATAGTGCAAAAGCTCGCGCGGTAATGATTACCAATGTTTGGCTAACAAATCTTAAGTTACCAGATACAACAGATAATCAGCCCTTAAAAGATGCAATTCTATTGGCAGCAGTAGAGCTGATACCTGATACTGTGAATGGAAACCTTTATACAGAAGTTGAAACTGGTGTGTTGAGCGAGACAGTATCAGCACAATCGGGAACAAGCGTTTCTAACACATATTCAGCTACTCATAAAACATATACAGCGAGTGAAAACCTAGCCTTATCCATTTTAAAACCATGGCTAGATAAAGGATTCGGTAATGTAATTCTATTAGTGAAGATCTAATTATGAGAGCTAAAATTCAATCTAAATTAGGAAAGGCTTTTAGTACAAAGCTTGCGGATGCAGTAGATACTTTCACTTGTACCCGCAAACAATTAGTCAGCTCCAATCCCGCTACAGGTGAAGATACTTACGCCGAATATGTCTATAGCGGTAGAGGCGTCCTATTTGGCTCATATTTAAAAGATTTAGTGAAGCCTATAGATTACCGCGCCACAGACTCTAAAGCCGTGCTACTGCAAAATGAAGTGAAAGATGCGGCAGGTACTTTAGTTGATCCAGATGTTAATGACATTTGGGTGATTGAAGGCGGGAATTATCGGGTTGTGAGTTACGGAAAAGATCCAGCGGACGCAACATGGATTGCTCAATTGAGGAAAGTCTAATGATTAACTTAGATGATGGGAACTTAATAAGTCAGGCTGTAAACCAAGAGGGCGTTTATCACGCTGAGGTTCGCAAATCCACTAATGGCCCAAAGAAGGTGCTGTTAGATGGCGAAGAATGTAAGTATGTACTCTTTGCAGATACTAACAAAGGCTATCTTATTCGACATAAAACCACCATTGACGGTCGAGTGTTTACAGTAGGGAATGAACCAGTATTTGAGATACTGTTTGGTAAAGTTGAGGTGACTTTTAATGGGCTGGACAAGCAAACCGAGTGCCTTCACTAAAACGATTGAAGCCGACCTAACTAAAAAACAGAAAGATATTGTCATTGATGCCTTAGGTGGAGTTGTATTAGCCAGTCCTGTAGACACGGGAGCCTATAGAGCATCACACAGAGTCAGCATAAACCAGACTGACCAATCATTTAATGAGGCAGAGAAAGACAAAAGCGGTGGCTCAACCATTAGCAAAGGCACAAGCGTCTTATCTCGTCTAGTTCCTTATTCGGTTGTATACATCCAAACGAATGCGCCTTACGCCACTGCTATTGAGTTTGGACAATATCCAAAACCAGTCAAAAAAGGCTCATACGACAAAAAGGCCAAAAAATACGTGATTAAAAGCGTGGGAGGTTTTTCGCAGCAAGCCCCTCAAGGTGTTTATTCCACAACCTTTAACTATATTGCTCAGAAATACGGTGGTTAAAATGGCAATGACTTTAGATCAAGCACGACAAGCCATTATTACTAGAGCAATAGCCTTTACTGGAATTGAGCAAAATCGTATTCAATACCCTAATGGCCCATTGATTAGTATTCCTGTAGATGGACTTTGGTGTGACTTAAATATTCTATGGGGCAGTTCTATCATTGCTGGTGTAGGTGATACTCCTTGCACCAGAAGAACAGGGGTTATTTCAATTAATTGCCTTGCAAGACCTCAAACTAATGAGGCTGATATAACAAAGCTCGCTGATGCTTGGTTAGCTCATTTTGAATACTTTACGAGCGGACAGTTAGAAGTCTTACAAGGTCAAGTGCAGAACCTCGGCAGTAATGGGGATTTCATTCAGTACAACATTTCAATAAATTATCGCGTCAATTAACGAATTTAACTTTTAAACGAACCTGTCCTTAGTGGCAGGTTTTTTTATGCCTGAAATTCAGGCGAACACTGGCTAGAGCGACGGTTCGAAAAGCACGTTTCCATGTTCAACGTGCCTGCCAGTTTCTTTTTAAATATCTAATTTTAAAGATAAATCCAAACTTGGGTTAACCGTTTTGCCATACAGATATGTCTCGTTACCGCATGTCTGTGTGGCTTTTTTATTTGGTAACGAGGTAAACGATATGAATGCAATTGTGAAAATTGAAAATCAAACTCCATTTATCGAAGTTGAATTAAATGGAAAAGTCCAACTCGGCGTGAATGCGCGTGACCTACATAAAATGTTAGAGGTTAAGACGGACTTTTCGGATTGGATTAAGCGACGCATTAAACAATGTGGCTTTGAAGAGAATTTTGATTTTATTAAGCTCCTCAAAAAAGAGGAGCTTTCAAAAACAGGACAAAACCTAATTGAGTACATCATCTCGGTGGATATGACCAAACACCTTGGGATGATGGAGCGCAATAAAAAAGGTCATGAGATCCGCAAATACTACATCGAGCAAGAGGAATTGGCTCGTCAACTCAAAGATGGGCTACAGGTACGCATTGGCAAGCTTTCAGCACAACTTGAGCTGATTACCCAATCTCTGTCAGGCGCAGCAAGCTTTCTATCAATCCATGGTAAGCAAACAAAGCCAGCTATGCTTAAAGAATTGGATGATCTGATTAAGGAAGCGCAACCATCCTTAGATTTTGATGAGGATAAAGATAATGACAAATAATGTTCCTGCTTACATTGTGGTGGAGTGCAGACCAAGCACAGAAGAAGATGGTTATGCCGATATTGTTATTCATAACGACACCTACATTTTTGAAAGTGTAGAGCCGACAGAAAACCTGCGCGCAGCAATGCTAATAGCTATTGATATTGAGCGAACCAAGCCAAACCATCGACACATTACACTGCATGCCGAAAGCATTTTGAAACTTTGCAAGGGTATTCAAGGTAAGCCCTTAAATGCCTGAAAACACAACCAAACAACGCCCTCAATTCGAGGGCTTTTTAATGCCCGAAAATTAAGGAGAAAGCCATGTCGAGTGGTGCAAAGATCCGTCTTTACTATGCTGAAGAGCAAACCCCCGAAGTATTACCAACTACTCCAGTTTGGAAAACCGTACGCCGAGTTACTGATGGCTTAACTGAAAACGTCACCACTGAATCATCAAACAGTGTGGTCGATTCGCGATTCCGTCAAGGTGGTTTTGCAACTGAAGCAGAAATCACAGGTTCTTTAGAAGTTGAATTATCTATTGGCTTGTTTGATGACTTCTGGTCAGCAGTTGCAATGAATAACTGGGCCAGTGATGTTCTTAACTTTGGCGGTAATGTGCGAAAGACATTTACCTTCGTCAAAGTTTTTGAAGATATTAACCAGGTATTTATTTACCGTGGTGTACGCATAAATGAAGCTACGATGTCTATTGCTACTACTGGCAAAATCACAGCTACATTTGGCTTGATGGGCACTCTGTTTGAGCGCACTACTACAAACCCTGTTATTTCGCCTTTACCAGTCCCTGAATTAGTCCTTGTTTCAGCGCTTAACGTCGGTGATCTTAAAGTTAATGGTGAAACAGTTGTCGGAACTGCTTGTATGCAGTCTCTTGAATTGACCATTAACAACAATATGGAAGCAATCCGTTGTATTGGCTCTAAAAAGCTCACAGCGACGACTTATCTTGAGAAGATTGTAGATGTAACTGTGAACACTCAATACATGTTCTCGACGCAATCAGCAGCTTATATCGACTTCATCAAAACCCGTGACACGATGCCTTTAGAATTCTCTATTGAAGATGATGCAGGTAATGGTTATGCATTCCAGTTCCCACAATTAGAAGTGGCTGAAGCTAATCACCCTGATGGCGGTGGAGAAGACACCATCACAGTCGACATTAACTACAACCATATTCGCGTATCGCCGGTTATTACTCGTGTGATTGCGCCAGTTACACCTTGATAAGGGGAATTAAAGTGGCTTTTGATATTATTGAAAAGAACAAAGAAACTTGAACCGTACCGGGTTTGTCGGAGAGTCAATATTCTGAGAGACTATCCCGATGACAAAACCAAACTATACCCCCGAAATTAGAGAAAGAGCGGTTCAATTACTAATTGAATCTGAAAAAGATTATCCTTCTACTTGGGCAGCAATCACAGCTATTGCTCCTAAAATCGGTTGTACTCCTGAAACATTGCGTGTTTGGTATTTAAAGCATCTGGATCAACTAAATCCTGCCAAAGTACAACAGATATCTGACCAAGAAAAAATGAAGCAAAT